CGTCGGCTAGCGCGGTGTTGACCAGCATGACCGGGGTCGAGGTGTGCGCGTGCCATAGCTCAAGCGTATCAATCTCATTCAAACGCTCTTGCAGGGACTGGACCAACTTGACATCAGACAGGCCCGCTAAGTCGGTCATGTTCTCATTGAAAGTCAGCATTACGAACGGGTTGCGGATGTAGCGGTACGGAAGCTCGCCCTCAAACAAAGGCTCTTCTACATCTTCTAGGTAGTGGTAATACTTGCCGTCGCCTTGAAAGTCGTACACCTCATACACCGTGACCCACTTATACACGTCACGAGAAGCCTCGTTCAAGTGATTCTTTTCCCGAACAGTGTCCCGGAGGAAAGTAGGGAACCCGCCAAACTTAGCCTTGTCCGCTACTTTTGTGTTGTACATCGCGCCTTTTCTGCCCCGCTTCTTTGTGCGAGACTTAAACTCAGCTTGAGTGAGAACAGTCACCTCGATCAAGTAGCGAATGTCGTCAAACCTTGCGGCGGACATGTCGAAAAAAACGTAACGAGGGTCTACCGCAAACGCCTCGGCGGTATTCTTGCGGAAGTTCCAAATGACTTTCATCAAGGCGCGTCCGCAAATGGCGGTGTTAGTCGCCGTTTTCCATAGCAGCGAGTGAAGCCTGTTTCTCTTGAAGGTGTCGTTAATCAAGGCCTCGCGAAAACGTGCGGCAGGACGCATCTTCTCGCTACGAGCAGTAACCGTAACTTGCGGATTCTGAGGGCAGACATTGGCAATCATCGTGTCAATAAAAGCGTAGGGGTAGTTCGTCTCAAAGTTGACATCTTCCCCCGCGCCCGTACCGACAGGCCCAGAGCCGCTAGGTTGTTCGTTGCCCTGACTCCAATACTCTGACATGTACCACGAGCGCCAACGGTCCCAGTCGCGGCGCTCATGTCTTGATTTTGATTTATGGGTACGGATAATACCCTGAATCTGTTTGCCGCTAAGGCTCATTGTTTCTCCCTATTCATCTTCTTTTGCGATAGTGGCCTGTGGATCTGGCGACATAGGCGTTACCCTACTGCCCGTCTGTCCCAAGAACATAGAGCTTCGCGTTCCACCCGGAGTTCCCGCACCGGAGGAAACATTAGCGCCGGTTCCGCCGCGTCCGGTCATGCCTTGTATCGTTTCCCGCGTGACTTGGTTGAGGCGCTGCTCTCCTTGCTTGGTCCCGTAGTCACGGGCGGCGGATTGAACAGCGAGGGCGCGAAGGGCGTTGACATTGTCAATAACGCCTGTGGTTTTGTTAACAAAACCGTTGTCACGAGCATAGGTTTGAAACTGTGGAGTGTCAGTAAACTGGCCTGCCGCACCGGGGTTTTTAGCAAGCTCTTGGTACAATCGAGTACGCTCAGTCATAAGATTTTGCTGCTGTTGAATCTCAAACGCAGGGATATTGCCCATTGCTATCTCACGAGCAGCCTCGTCGATGGTCCCGACAAAGTTGGAGTTACCTGTTCGTTCTCGCAAAAACTCTTGTGTGGCCTCAGCAAACTTAGGGGTGCTGATTGCAAGTTTATTAGCGACTTGATTGCGTCGATCGATAAGGGCGCTGTAGGATAGGTTGTTTGGATCGATCTCACCCGTATCTCTATTGAGGCCGTACTTAATGACTAGCTGCTCATCCGCTGGGCTAAGAGTGTTGTCGATGCCCAGATCTGAAATTAGATTCTCGTCTTTCTTGGCAGCCTGAATGAGAATTTCAAGCTGACCGTAAAACTGCGCCATCTCGATAGAATCTTCAACTTGGCCAGCTTCTATGTCATCATAATTGAGCAACTCTCCGTTTTCGTCAAAGATTTCATGCTGAAATTTAACAGCGGTTTCTCTCAACTTATCGCGAAAAGCTGTAAGCTCTTCTACAGTTCTTAGGGGGTTGCCGCCTGTACGGATAATGTTGGCAACATCTTTGTTGTTCAGCCCCCTACTGATAACGCCCTTGCCAAGCTGCCCTACTGTCTTGAGGGCCAAGTCCTCCACACGGACATCAAGGGGCTTACCTGCGCTTTTTGTCCCCGACGCAATCCCTTTGAGCTTATCGAGAACTTTGTTAAATTCATCAAGTTCCGAGAGTTGCCGTTTCTGGCGAGCGTTTAAAGCGGTAGTCAATTGACTCGCCTCGTAGGTCGCGCGCTTGTAGGCTTCGTCCGCCATGTCTTTTGCAAGTGAGGCTGCTTGCTCTTGCGCTTTGTAAGTTCCGGTTGTTGTGGGGTCTGGCAAATCTTCGAGGCGGCCCAAGAGAGCATCTCGTCTAGCTTCGGCAGCGTCAAACCGGCTCTTTTGCCTAGCTGTCAGGCCGGATTGGATGCCCCTAATGTCGGGAAGAGGTGCTCCTCTAAAGCCTGCGGTACGGTACAAAAAGTCTCTTGCGCCTCGAACGCCCGGTTGAACGGCACGCTCGTAACGAGTAAGCTCTTGGTCCTGAAGCTCGCGAAGTCGTGCCGACATTAGTTCGTCTTGAATCTGAGACGGAGTGACCCTCAAGTCGCTATAAATGCGGGCTAGCGCCATGTCTTCATTTTCTGCCATAATGTCTACCTCTGTATCAATAGCCTAAAGTGCGATAAAATGGCTCGACAGTATCGTCATCTTCGACACCAAAAATATTGTACTGGCCCTTTGGAATGTTAAGGTTGGCGTCAATTTGAGGAAGGGGCGCTTCCGTGTCAGTGCCGGTATCCGTGGTGGTCACAGGGTCTTTGGTTTTCGTGTTCAACAAAGAATCGGAAATCAAGAGAGGCAGCGCGATTGTTACGGCCCTTTGGAGTCCCTCTTGAAGACCTGCGGCGAGTGGCCCCGGCCCGCTTGAAGGGACGCCCATATAGCGCGAGTACGCGGTCTGTCCCCGGCGGCGAACATCCTCGGCTTGCGCGTCCGCTATCTGAGCGCCAAGTTGCGCCGTTCCTTCTTGAGCAGTGCCGAGGGCCTGCTTGTAAATGTCAGACAAGTCAGCTTCGTCAATGCCGCCGTACAGAGACGCTTGAGCTAAGGCGTTTCGCAGTCCTACCTCTGCCTGCTGGGCAAGTCGGCCAGCCTGTTCCTTGTAGTCGTCAAACTGAATCGTTGAATCACGGAAGGGGTTCTTCTTAAAGCGCTCGTACCCCTTGAGGGCCTCTGACTGCTGATACTCTTCAAGCGTCATGCCTTTGTCGCGGTAAATTTCCTGTTCTGCGGGCGACATGTTTTTAAACTTGAAAAAGTCAGATATTCCTTGAAAATCAATAAAGGGCGCAGTGTCTTCCGGGTCGCGCTGGCTTGGGTCCGGATTTTGAAACAGGTTTATGTCAGACATGTCTACCTCACTCGTCGTCAGTGGCCTTAAAGTAGATAACCTTCATTGACCGTGCTCGCACTCGGCTTTGCTTGACTCCTGAATGCTGAATCAGTCGCAGCGAGGCAGAGTGAAACCCCTTGCCTAGCGCCCCCTCTCCGGGCAGTGGAAGCCATTGGTGACCGCACCAAAAGCGACCTTTATACCTGTCTCTTAGAAAGTTGTAAGTTGTTTTATCTGTTCCGGTGGCCGGACTCCCGGTCGCCGCCAAAAACATGGTGCGACGAACTCTTCGGACATTGCAAAACTCATCTACCTCGCCCTCGGGTCCGAGCTTGTCTCCATCCACAAACAACCTAATGTGTGTTTCTTGGTCCTCATCGTCAGAATCATTGGTCCAGCAAACCTGCCAAGTCAAAAGCACGAACGCCCGGTATGGCAGGTAGAACTGAATGGACGCGCCGGGAATTGCTTTAAAAACATGCTTGTCGGCGGTGGTAGGAAAGGCAACTTTTGGAAATACACCGTTCGACCCCGGACTTGTATCAGAGGTATTTTTGTCAGAGAAAAAGTCCAGAGAGGCTGTGCCTGCGATCATGTCCGCGCCTGAGCACGCATACCTTTGAATGTAAATATAATCAATCTCGCGACCACCAATGTCAAAATTTTCCCCATCTAAAAAGCCGTTCATGACAGCCATAGACGAATCCGGGATTCCATTTACGGGGTCGAGGGAGTAAAAATTGTCGTACACCTGCTCGCCAGAAGGAACCGTGCCATCCACGAAAGGCGTGTACGTTACCTTTGGCATCAGATGTCTCCTTGCAATTTGGCCATTGCAACATCATCGTCCATCTGTTGTTTCAACGGCTC